GAACTACAACATTTTGGGGTACTCGGGATGAAGTGGGGAGTACGTAGAACACAGGCTCAGCTTGCGCGTGCTGAGCGTAAAGATACAAAATGGGTTGCAAGGGGCAAGGGAGCAAAGATCACAGAAAAAATACAAAGAAAATCTTCGGCCGAGGCAGAATCGTTTGCTAGAAGAACCGTTGGAAATCCGAGAAATGCTTCCGGAAGACTTAGCATGACCTTTGTTAATCAATATAATCAGAAACTCGCGCAATTAATGAACGAAAGGGTAGGCGATATTCCGGCACCTTCTGGCAAACTTCTTCGATATGTAGCTAAGAGAGGCGAAATTGGAGTTCACACCGCCCTTGCCGATCAAGGCTATAATATGAATCAAGTTGCGAAAGGTATTCATGCTTCTGGGCGAATTGCATATAAGAAAGATACAGTTCGTACAACTTAAAAGGAGGGGATTTGATGCCAGAACCATTAGCTACAAGGTTAAAACATGCGTGGAATGCGTTCAGGAACAGGGACCCAACCCAAGTCCCCTCTGAACGTAGAGACATGGGTTACGGTTCATATACTCGACAAGATCGAGTTCGTATGCACGTAACCAATGAGCGGTCTGTCATAATTTCGGTCTATAATAGAATAGCTATAGACGTTTCCGCTGTAAACATTCAACATGTCCGTCTTGACGAAAACGGAAGGTTTGTAGAGACAATTACTTCTGGTTTAAATGATGTCCTGACGTCTGAGGCTAACATAGACCAGTCAAATCGAGCGTTTATACAAGATATTGTCATGTCGATGTTTGATGAGGGGGTTGTTGCTGTTGTACCTGTCGATACAACTATAGACCCAAAAATTTCGGGTTCGTTTGACATTCAAACAATGCGAACAGCAAGAATCATCTCTTGGTTTCCAAAACATGTACGTGTTAGGCTTTATAATGAGAACAAGGGAATTCAGGAAGAACTTACCCTTTCAAAGAGTCAAGTTGCCATTATTGAAAATCCTTTGTATTCGGTAATGAACGAGCCAAATAGTACACTAAAACGGTTACTTAAGAAACTGTCAATTTTGGACGCCATTGACGAACAAAGTGGCTCCGGTAAATTAGACCTGATTATTCAACTTCCTTATGTCATTAAAACTCCTGCAAGACGTGAACAAGCTGAAATTCGTCGTAAAGATATTGAAATGCAGCTTTCGGGATCTAAATATGGTATCGCTTATACAGATGGAACTGAAAGGGTTACACAGTTAAATCGTCCTGCTGAAAATAACTTAATGCAGCAGATCGAGTATCTTACAAAGATGCTTTATAGCCAACTGGGTCTAACGGAATCGGTTTTTGATGGTACAGCAGACGAAAAGACTATGCTAAATTACAATAACCGCACAGTTGTCCCGATTTTGTCAGCCATTATCTCTGAATTTAAGCGCAAGTTCTTAACAAAGACAGCAAGAACTCAGAGACAGTCGATTGAATACTTTAGAGACGCGTTTAGTCTCGTTCCAGTAACAGAATTAGCAAACATTGCCGATAAGTTTACAAGGAATGAGGTTCTTTCATCTAATGAGGTTCGAGCCGTCATTGGCTACAAACCTTCAAAAGATCCCGCGGCGGATGAGCTCCGCAATAAGAACCTTAATAAGGCAACTAATCCTGGGGCGGAAGGTAAAGGTGGCGGAATGGCTCAAAATGGGATAACAAGTGATCAAGCTTTAAAGGAAAAATTAAAATCAAAAAGTTAGGAGGACACACTCATGTCAAAGACCAAATATGACTTTAGTGGGTATGCCACTAAAAATGGTCTTAAGTGCTCGGATGGAAGAATAATTCTTAAAGATGCATTTAAAGATCAGGACGGTCAGACGGTCCCGCTGGTATGGCAGCATCTTCATAATGAACCTGCCAACGTTCTTGGTCATGCCGTTCTTGAAAATCGTGAAGATGGTGTTTATTGCTACGGTAAATTTAATGATACCGAGGCGGGAAAGAATGCCAAACAACTCGTTGAACATGGTGATATTTCATCACTGTCGATTTATGCTAACCAGCTTAAGGAAAAGATGAAGCAGGTTATGCATGGTGCAATACGTGAAGTATCCCTGGTACTCGCAGGTGCCAATCCTGGTGCCTTAATCGATAATCTCAGTTTCGCTCATGGTGACGGTACTTTCGTTGAGGATGAAACAGAAGCCATTATCTATACAGGACTCGACTTCGGAGAGGAAAGCGGAACCGCTGCTCATAGCGAAGATGATAAAACTGTTGCTGAGGTATTTGATACTCTTAATGAAGAACAGAAATCTGTTGTCTATGCCATGATCGCACATGCGTCTGGTGAAGGACAAGAAGAGGGGGCAACAACTGAGCAGAAGGGTGAGAACGTCATCCAGCATGCAAAAGCTGATGCCACCGTCAAAGATGTCTTCGATACCTTGAATGAAGACCAGAAAAAGGTAGTTTACTATCTGATCGGAGCGGCTTTGGAAGAGGCTGGTACCGAATCCGGAGCTGCCGCCAAACATTCAAATACTGATAAAGAAGGAGAATCTATTATGAAAACAAATGTGTTTGACCAGTCAACTCAGGAAGCTTCTAAGAACGTTCTGACGCATGATCAGATGGTAACCATTCTTGGTGATGCAAAACGTTTCGGTTCCCTGAAGGAGAGCTTTATCGCTCATGCCGAGGAATATGGATTTGATCCCATTGACATTCTTTTCCCTGATGCAAAAGATGTTGACCCCGGTGGTCCGGTTACCATTAAGCGTAATGACGCTTGGGTGGAGGATGTTCTCTCTGATACTACGCATACCCCGTTTGCGAGAATCAGAACTCGTATTGCCGACTTAACCGTCGATGAAGCAAGGGCAAAGGGTTATGTTACCGGTAATCTCAAGAAGGAAGAAGTAATCCCTCTGATGAGAAGGGTAACCACACCAACAACTGTATATAAGAAGCAGAAACTCGATCGTGACGACATGGTTGACATCACTGACTTCGACGTAGTTGTTTGGTTGAAGAAAGAAATGCGTGGAATGCTCGACGAAGAAGTTGCTCGTGCAGTTCTTATCGGTGATGGTCGTGTTGTTGGCGATGAAGACAAGATCAACGAAGGTAACGTTCGTCCGATTGCTATGGATGATGGTAATGTGTTCGTTCATAGAGTCGAAGTTGAGGCCAATGAAACCATCGACAACATTATCGATGAATTCATTCGCGCAAGGAAGTATTATAAGGGTTCTGGTGTTCCGGCTCTTTACACTTCCACCGATCTGCTTACTGAAATGTTGCTTGTAAAAGACACGCTTGGTCACAGATTGTATAAGACCGTTCAGGAACTGGCTTCTGTTCTTCGCGTTAGCAAGATCGTTGAAGTCGAACCCATGAACGAAGCAGTTCGTATGGTTGGCGACGACGAACACCAGATCCTTGGTATCGTTGTTAACCTGAAGGACTATACAATTGGCGCTGACAGGGGCGGCCAGGTTTCAATGTTCGACGACTTCGACATTGACTACAACCAGTACAAGTACCTAATTGAAACCAGAATTTCTGGAGCCCTGACCAAGCCAAAATCTGCTCTCATCATTGAGAGATTGCCGGCAGAAGAGTAATCGCTACATAGCCTCCGTTGATGGGGCTTCAAAATGGAAGTGAGGTGAAGAGATGGCAAAGTTTTATGGCGAAATCGGCTATGCTGAAACAACCGAAACTGCGCCTGGCGTGTGGACAGATGTAGTCACCGAACGCAAGTATTTTGGTGACGTTATAAAGAATACACGTCGATTGGAGGCAGGGGAAGGTCTTAACGACAATCTCACAATTAATAACATGGTCAGCATTGTCGCAGATCCCTTTGCCTATCAACACTTTCATGCAATGCGATATGTGAAATGGATGGGGGCCCTTTGGAAGGTCACTAACGTGGAAGTTCAGAGGCCCCGTCTAATCTTGACTATAGGAGGTGTGTACAATGGGCCAACGCCTGTCCCTTCACAAGAACCTGAAGAGTCTTCTGGGGAGTGATAAT